TGACTCTACAGCTGCAGAGGGAAGTCAGGTCACAGCAAAAGCACCTTTCACACCAGATTATACTATTCTCAGGAGAGAAGAAGGATATAACAATATCGCAGATCAGTTAGATCAACTCTGGCATGACATAGATGATGGTAAGTTCGGTGCTGATGCCAAGACAGGAATATGGTATAATGGTATCAAGAGTACGAAAACAGCATATCCAAAAACTTGACACGCATTAGAAATATGCTATAATAGGAGGGTACTTTGGCACAAACCAATGCCCTCTTTTATATTGACCGCCATTGATGATGACGGAACAAATACAACAAAGGAATTCACTTGTGAAGGTCTTAAAGAAGTTGTAGAAAAAACATCTGATTTCCTCAAGGGAGTTGGATATGTGTATGATGACCTAACATATACAGTTACAAATGAACAAGAAGATCATATATCTGAACTTGTTTCATATGCTAGAACTGTATCAAGTCAAACAGAAGTATAATCATACTTCAACTATATAAACTATAGTCTATTATCTATCAATGGGTAAAACATTCAGAAGGGGTGGAAGCGAAAAAGGCAACTACTCTTATGGTAAATCAATCAGAGACAAAAGGTCTCGTAACTCTAAATCATCTTTCTCGGAAGACTCTTATGACTACCAAAAAACAAACAGGAAGCAAAAGCAAGAAAGAAGATTCAACACTTATGTTGATGATTAAAGATGCTGAAGAGGATTTAGATATGTTTGATGATTGTTCTTATACAGATTACGATCTAGACTATACAACACAGTACTAAAATGATAGGAAACGAGACACCCGCACTTAGATACGATAGAGCATTAACTCTATTCCAAGAGTCAGTATTGAAACCTGACCATAAACTTAGAGGGTGTGCATACAACCAAGATTGTTTTACTGAACTCATGGAGATCAGAGAACATGTTTTGGAGTATCTCAAAACCCTAAGAGAAGTCACACATCACACAAATCCTGATGAGAGTGACGAGATAGAAACAGCAAAGTTACAAGTCATTAAACCCCAGTAAGATGTCAGTATGGAAATCATCTATGTTTGGTATAGAAGAAAAGACCTTACTTAAAAACGCACTTATTAAATATGTCGCAGGGTTGCAGAAGCAATACTTTGCGAATAAAACACTTGACAAACATACATACGAAACACAGATGGAGTATGTAAGAACAGTTGTTGAGAAACTACACCTAAATGAACTCTATAAATTATGAGTGGAACTATTGAAATGTTTTGCCCACAGTGGTATTATCATTCTACATTATCTGATGAGTATCAAGAACAAATAAAAAGATTATTTGATTCACAAGTATATGACGATAGTATATACACCGCATCCCCTTGGGACTGCGATTGTTTAACTACATTTCAATCATCAAAAAACATGGAGATGCCCTGGAATGACTGGTTAGAGTGTGTTCGCTTAGACATAGATGATGCTATTGATAAGTTAAAACCAAAGATTGATATTGAAGTTGTACCACAGGACGCATGGGCAAACAAATATAACAAAGGACATTTTCAAGAATACCATACACATGAAGTACCATTCTGTAACTTAAGCATGGTATATTTTTATGACATTCCTGACAATGAAGATGTTGGATTCCGATTCTGGTATGATGGTCATTCTAAATATAAGAAATCGGGATTAGCACAGGTATTTGATATGCCAGTGTTTCCAAGAGTGATACCAAAGGTGAAGCAAGGTGATTTTATGATATTTCCATCACATTATGCTCATTTGGTCGCACCTAATCGTAGTGATAAACCTCGCATCACATTCTCTGGCAACCTATATGTTGTGCCAAATGACAAAGAGTCACAACGTGACTCTACACCCCTTAAACCATAGTATATAATGATTACACCGAACATCAATAGATCTGTACCTGTAGTTGGAGTTATTAAATCCATTAAAAAGGCACTAAAGAAATCTATTGAAGACCCATTCCTCTATTCGGAAGAGGAAATACACAAACTAAAAAAAGCGAAACGAGACTATGAAAAAATTGAACAAGACTCAAGGAAATCACAGAAAGGTGGTTTTGGATAAATTTGAAATACCTGTATACGATTGTGTACAAGAGCAAGAGGATGATTGGGTATCATCTGTATTAGGGTCAGAATCAGACACACTAGACACATTATTTTAATGGCAAAAAAGAAACCTAAAAAAGAACCTAGACTATACGCAAAGGATAGGATGGAATATTTTAAAGAGTTTCATAGAGTTATAGCACCAGTTATTGTACTAAACAAAGAGGATTAAATGTCAGGAGATTACGAAACCCATAATGATAGGCAACCAAACATAACCTATGCATCAAGAGAAATGGCAACGTATCACATTTATTTGAATGATAAATGTTTATTCAAAAATCTAAATGAAGAGGAGTTCGATCTTATCTGGGATAAGATATATTATTCTTATTGGAGAGAGGAACTATCCTACGCAGTATGTTTTGATGATGTATGTATTACTGATGACCATTCTTATTAATGAACACACACAGATTAAGACTCGTACCCAGAGAGGATAACAGGGAAGCAAAAGATTTTTATACCTATCATTTAAAACGTGATGGGTATATGTTTTGTGATGAAAGATTAGACAAATGGCATGTCTATCAACCTAATACTGGCATAAGTTTTTGGGTTGACCCAAAAGATGACCCAATGTGGGAGGTCATATATTAAATGGACTGTTTCCGTATTTCATGGTGGGATTGTTCCATACATGGTTACCATAATAAGAGAGGAGAATGTATAACCAATAACATGTCAACAGGAGCAGACATAATGAAATATGTAAGTGATAATGGGTGGAGTTGTACTGTTGAATGTTGTACTCATGATGGTATCTAGGCATAAATTCTTGTTACTAAATGATTCAAATATGCTGATATAAAAATAAATAGTGTTAGACTTGAGGATAACAAGATGAACCCAAACTCTTGTATTATGAGTTAACTTACGAGGTACTAATGCACAATTTGATGAATCACAAACAGACACCAGAATACTATAATTTTTCTTCTGAAACACCCAACGCAGATCTCTGGAATGACTATTTCGATTGTATCGTTGATTGTTCAGAACAAACCCATAATCAATCCTGTCGAAGGATTTGTCGAGATATGATTCCAGATTAGTCCAGTTACCAAACTGTCACAACCCCTTGCAAAAGGGGTTTTTTTATTGTATAATAATAATATTGAGACGAAAGTCATTTATTTTATTATGCAGTTAAGACCACATCAAAAAAGAGCATTTGACGCTATGCAAGAAGTACCTTATGGTCAGGTCATCATCCCTACAGGTGGTGGTAAGACCTATGTTATGATTGCTGATGCTATGAAACAGTTTCAACTACCTAGATCACAAACTATTGTAGTAGTTGCACCTCGTATCTTACTTGCTAACCAGTTATGTGCAGAGTTCACAGAGTTTATCACAGAGCAGAACTCAAAGTTTGGTCTTGATATTGCTCATGTTCACTCAGGAGAGACTCATCACTTCAGTACAACTAATCAGTTCGAGTTGAACGAGTGGGTTAACAATAGCACAAAGAATATTCTAATCTTTACAACATATCATTCTTTACATAAAGTATGTAATGCAGTTGATGTTGAAGTTGATACTATCTACTATGATGAAGCACATAATGGCACATCAAAGAATTTCTTTGAAGCAGTTGCTAGAATGTCATTTGGTATAGCATATCGTAGGTTCGCATTTACAGCAACACCTAAGTTAGGTAGAGGTGCATCTAAAGAGAGAGGTATGAACAATACTAAGGTATGGGGTAATACATTATGTAATGTAAAAGCACAGGAACTTATTGATACTGGTGCTATACTACCCCCTAAAGTTGTTCCATTTGAGTGTAAGACAGAGAGAAACAAAGAGAATGCACATGAAGTTGATGCACAAAACTTAATGGACATGTTAAACTCATTTGGAGACAATGGACAGAAAGTATTGGTTGCTAGTCCTAGCACTAGAGTGTTAAACAATATGTTATCAAGAACTTTCATACTTGACTTTTTGTATGAAAACGGTTATGATGTTTTACATATCACATCAAAGTATGGTGCTATCATCAATGGTAAGAAGGTAGGTAGAGAAGAGTTCTTTGATACTCTTAC